GGGCGCGATGTGTACATCGTTGCTACCTTCACCAACGCCCTCGGCGAGACCCTTCCCTCGCTCGCTGGCATGCTGAGCGACACCCTGCTCGATGATGCAATCCAGGTCCCCATTCCCACGACGCTCGATCAAATTACGGGAGTGAATCTTTATGAAGCCGATGTCGCCACCGGAGCGGCCGCGCCTGCGACCAACAGCTACGCGCTCGTGGGGTCATTCCAGCCGCTTACAACCGCCACCATCACTGCCCCGGCGAGTGGGCCGCCTCCTCCGGTGGCCAACAGCAGTGGGCCGGGAGGAAACATCGCACCCGATGCAGGCGGCGGACTTCGCTATGCCAGCATCGCCTTCACCAACCGCAACGGAAACCTGAGCGCGACGGTCGCAGCGTTCACGTCCATCAATGTTGATATACCAGGCGAGCAGCTCTACATGGCAAACATCCCCACGGGCCCAGCCAACATCATCAACCGGACCATTGGATTCACGGTCGCAGACGGAACCAACGTGGGCCCGTTCTTTTACATTCCCTCGGCGACGGTCAGCGCCGGCATCTCCATGACGGCCACCGTGATCGCCGATAACACCACCACCACCGGCTTCTTTAATTTCACCGACGAGTTCCTGGAAGCAGAGACCTCGACCGACATGACGGACCGGCTGCGCTGTGTGCAGCCACCGGCGGTCGTCGATGTGTACTACTCGCCCTCAAACGATCGCGTGGTGTTGAGCGGCGTCGATGGATACGGCTCGGGCCATTACATCTCGCTGGCGGCGGACTCAGAGTCGTACTACGGCGACACCAGCCCCATCCAGGTCGCCAACGGCAACGGACAGCGCTGCATCTGCGCCCGCGAATTTCAAGGGACGCTCTTCTCGCTCAAAGAACGGTCCGGCTTTACCATCTCCCCCACCGCCACCGACCCCTCTACCTGGTCGGTGCAACAGCGCTGGGAGGGAGTCGGCCCCTGCGGACCGCGCGCCGTCTGCGTCACCAACGAATTCCTGTTCTTCGTTCATCGCAGCGGAGCATACGCCTATGCGCCCTCCGAACCAGAGCCGAAATTGATGACGAAAGAAATTCCCACCCTGTGGCAGACCATCAACTGGGACTATCAACACCTGATCTGGTGCTCGGTCGACGAAGAGAATAAGGAGATCCGCATCGGGGTGCCGGTCGGCAACGCGACAGTCCCCAACCAGACCCTCACCATGAACTACATGGAAGGGCTTACCGGGCCCATCCACTTCAGCCAATATGCCGGCCGCGAGGTAGCCATGGGCGCGGCGCGGAAATGGAGTGTGGATGATATTGCCGGATCTTTAGCGGTCCGTTGCGAGCGCCAGCTGCCGGCGAATGCCTCGCCATTCGGCGCGCTCAGGCAGTCGCAGATGTTGATCGGATCGTCCGCTCCTGACGGCACCGTGCAAATGATCGCCACCGGCATTTACAACGACAACGGCCGCGGCATTGAATGCGTGTATGAGACCACCAGCACCCAGGACCTGATGGACGTCTCCATGCTGGGCGGGGTCACCGTCAACGCGCTGGGCCAGGGCTCCATGAGCGTATCCGTGATGGTGGCAAGAAGCTACGCCAACTCTCCGCAGCCGGGACCCAACGAGATCAAGCTGGCGCCCTTTCCCCTGACCCCGGAAAACTGGAAGGGCTACGACGGCGGCGCGCGCGGGCAAAACGAGCGCTTCCGCATGCGCTTTACCAACGGAACGGCTGCCAACGCGTGGTTCGCGCTCAAGTATTGCAGCCTGTTCACCCGTCCTCTCTATACCGGAAGGACAGGCAATGGCACTTAGCGTAAATCTTGCACAGATTAATTCGGCCGCCAAGGGCAACAGCGATCTAAGGGAAACGCTCACCGGCATCCACCTTGCGCTGCAATCGCTGTACGCGCAGACGGGTAGCGCGCCGATCGCGAAGGTCGATACTCGCGCGGCCACCTTTACCTCGCCCCCTTCGCCTTCGCAGTTGAGCGTCACCGGGGCCAATGGCAGCTTCAGCGTGGCAATTTCTAATTCGGCAGGCACGCCTGTTTACAATGAGGTCTCCAGTTCGCCGGTGGCCAACTTTGTGTCGGGAGTTACGGTTTACCCGGTCAGCACCAACACCAGCTATGTTTTGCCCAACCCCGGCGCTACTCTCTATTTCAGGCTGCGATCGAGTTATAACCAGCAAAACTGGAGCAGTTACCTGGCGCAGCCGGGCGCGGTCAGCTCCGGCCTGTTAAGCTCGGCCGCAACCGGGAGCAATCTTTCGCTCAACCAGTCGAACTACGCGACGGTAGATTCTGTAGCCGCCGGCGGCACAGCTACGGTCCGCGTCTATGGCTCCGGCGGACCCGGTACTTCGTGGGCCTCGATTCTTGGCTCCAGTTCCAAAGTGATTCCCTCCGGGACCATCGCGAATGTTGCCTACGCCGCCAGTGGCTTCGTGGTATGGGATGGGCAGAAATATCAAATGAAACCACAACTGGCACAGACGTTCCCTGACACCTGGGTTCCGGTCGGCAAAGTATCCGTCATCGCCAATGCCAGCGGATTGGTGCTCCCGGTGATTCACGCCGTGGTCACGGGGGGAGCCATTGTCGCCTACCAGATCGTCAACCCCGGGAATGGCCTCACATCCGCACCGCTGCTCACCATCACGGATAGCACCGGCACCGGCGCCACCGCAACGACCGTCGTGTCCGCCGGAGCGGTCACCCAGGTAGTGCCCGGGAGCGCGGGCAGCGGCTACTCCGCTACGCCGGTTGTCACCGCATCCGGTGGGGTCAGCGGAGGGGCCGCCGGCGGAGGAGGAGCCAACGGCAACAATGGCGGGAGGCTGTACGCCGATGTTTAGCTTGCACCAGCAGTATCTTGACCTGGCGAGCGGCTTCCACGTGATCGAGCTGCGCGATGAGCGCGGCAACCGGCACCTGCTTCAACTGGCCGTTGGCCATGGTGCCTGCCCGGCCTGCGGTGCTGTTCATCCCAAAGATAACCTGGGCAGCCTGGACCCGGCAGCCGCCGTGCGGGAGGTAGCGCAAGCGTTGAATACGTCACAGCAACAGATGCTTAGCTATGCCGGCAAGCACGGGCTGGCTGTGAAATGACGCGCATTACCCTGCGCCAGGCCACCCAGGAGGACTGGCCGCGCGTTGTTGCGTTGCACGAGCAGCACCAGGCCGCCCAGGGGACCAGCTATGAACTGCCGTGGCTTTTTGGCCCGTCGATCGCGCTCGCGTTGATAGGCGTGGACAAGGAGGGAAACATCCGCAACTGTATCTACGCGGAGGCCGTGGCCGAGCTGCGCTTTGTGGGATGTGACGCCAAAGCCACCGCCTGCAGCCGCGGGGAGATCGATGGCTTCGTTTACGTACTAAAGCGGATGGGCTTTCGCTGGTTGGAATGCTTTGTCCCTCGTCCGTTGAAGAAGATGATCCAGAAACCGCTCCAGCGAGCCGGATTCACCTGTGTGGATCGCGAGCTCGCACATTTTACCCGAGACCTGAGAGGAAACCCATGAGCAGAGGCCAATCCACGCAAGCATTCAACACCGCATCGAACGAAAACGCGACCGACTTCGGCAACGCGCAGTCGGCCTTTGGCGGCACCGAAGATGCAATCGGCAACTACAACAACCAGCTGGCGAAATTCGTTTCGGGCAATCCTTATACCCAGGGAGGCGAGTACGACCAGACCATCAACACCGGTCTTTCAAACGTATCTGACGCAGGTGCTAATTCGCTTGCCGGGGCTTTGCAGTCGCAAGCCCGCCGGACTGGGCAGAACAGCGCCGCCGATGCGGCCACTGCGGCTTCAGCAGCGCAGCAGAATACACGAAATCTATCCAGCGACCTGGCCCAGGCGCAGCAGAGCCGCATTGCCAGCGAAGCCGGATATAACCAGGCCGCGCTGGGCGCATCGGCCTTACCTATCAGCGCCAACCAGTCGCTCTACGGCACTTCTTCCAATGCCGCGGACAGTCTTCTGGGCGACGAAACCCAGGCGGCCAAGACGCCCAGCTTTTGGGATGAAGTGGGTAACAGCGTTGCCGGCAATCTAGGCAAGATCGGAAAACTTTAGTCATGGCAGACGATCAAGAAGACGAGTCCAGCAGGCTGTTGAAGAAGATCCTGTCGCCGGCTGAAGCGCAAAGCCTGGTGATGCCTCCACCGGACCATCCCCCCACCAGCGGGCCGGGCGTCTCCACCCCGTTGACCGGGAACCTGGCCAAACCGCCTTCGCAGGCCACCCCGGCGCGTCAGGGCCTGGCTGGTTATTTTGCGGGTCCATCTGCGGGTTCGGGCGCGGCGTCCCCTCCTGACCGGAGCGGCGATCCGGCCTACGTCAAGGTTTACTCGAAGGGGCAGGTCGGCTATTTGCCAAAAGCTAATTTGTTAAAGGCCCAGCAGATAGACAGCAACCTGAAAGTACTAAGTGAGGGCTAACAACACGGCGCGAGAACCGCAGGTCCCTCCACTACGCTCCCCCGGATTTCCTGTCGAGAGCCTTGGCGTTGATCATCGTCATGCGGTTTCCTTTAAGGGAAACCGCACCCGCGGTCCTGGCTAGTGCCGCAAAGTAGGAAATCCGGGTACGCTCCGGTCGGGATGACAATTCTGTCGTCGGGGTCAGGATTTATCGCTGAAGCTCTTCCGGGCAAAA